CATCGTTGAGAACTTGACGGTTTCCAGCAGACTGACATTCTCAGGCCAGTATTCTGCTTCTGTTCGCAAGAGACTCAAACGGTTAGAGAAAGTCGCTGGTTCGTCCCAACGGTCAAACACGAAGAAATGAAGTTCAGGGTCGCTTTGATCAAAAGACATCACACTGGACATCGTCCGATGATAGCAATGTCTCGCTGTCGGGTCGCCACAGATCATCTCACCATCCAGACCTTCAAGAAGGTCTTTGTTGAAGGAGATCAAAGACTGAACTTGAGCAGACCGAACAGGTTTGAGACTGCGAGTATAGGCCACTCCGTCACGAATGAATACCCGGATACCATCGAGTTTCAGTTGACCGAACATGGGGAGCATTCTCGCAACCCGGTCTGGTTCATATTTGCCTGCGAGCATCGGTTTCATTGGTATGGCCTCACATCAAATTCAAGCCCGGAGAGGTCGACGACTCCAACGAGAGGTCTATCCAGAACTGCTCTCTTGTTATAGGAAGTAGTGCTGCAAGGAATCCCATCTTCGTCAACACCGAGGAGATGGACTGTGCGTCCGGTCTCGGAGACAGCGAGAACTATCCAGAATCGCGTTGGACTTCCACCCTTCGCTCGGTAGACATAACCGAGTTGAGGTTCTTTGCAGTCAGGTTGCTGATCTTGATTCGGCAGGTTGAACTTCATTCCAGTTCTCCCAACCATCTTTCAACGGCCGAATTGAGCTCTTTCTCTTTCGGAGTCTCATCGTCGATGGTTTTGAATCTCTTGAGGCGATCTTTGATATGCCCGATCACAGCATGTTTGCCATCGATGCTGATCAGCACTTCCAGCATACTGCCCTTGAACAGTTTGCAAGAAGACACGTATTCGGGAACTTTGAGTTTCATGGTCATCGCATCTTCCTTTTGTTTGCCTTGCCTAGTATAGCAAGGCCGGGGTCAGGGGCATAGGGTAAAGGTTCAGGGGCTGTCGGAGCGCCTCGGAGCGGGGGCAGGGCAGGGCTTGCGCCCTACGGTTAAGGGCAGGGCAGGGCAGGGCAGGGCTTGCGCCCAAGCGCCCTCTGAGGGTCGCAGTTTATCCACGTTCTTGCTCCAATCATCACAAGGATCGTCCATCAGAATGGCTCCGATATCAATTCGTCTGCACCATCAACTTCGGTTTCCCAAATTACTCGACCATAGATCTTTTCCCAAGAGTTTCGGCATTTCTTGAGGTCTTTGAAATCGTAGAAATACAGACGTTTCTTCTTCCGTTCGTTCCGCCTTGCATCTTCGTTATACACATCAACAACGACGCGCTTCTGAGTTCTCTCGATATGAGGGCAAACTCTTGTGAGGAATCTCCCAAGGGCCGTCTCATTACCTCTCCTGCTGAACTTCCACTTTTCTGCGTAAGCCGTGAAGTCGCTGATGATTGTATCACAAGGAACAGCTTCGGTCCACTCAGCATCGCTGTCAACCAAGCGGCCATTCTGGAGTTTGCGAAACCACCATTCTTCATCTACTGACATAGACAGAAGCTTCTGCTCTTGGAGAGCATCAGTTTGTGGAACTTCACGAACTTGGAAACCTTCTAGGTCAATGTTTTGCAGGTGGAAGAGAAGAGCCTCAAATCCCCCAGACTCCATCTGTCTGACAATATCTCCAAAGTATTGTTTGTTCTGTTTCGCGCCATCTGCTACTTCGAGAACGAAATATCTCCTCTCATCACCAGAGGCACGGATAACGTGAGGATCGTTCGCGGCCATGATCAAGTGAACATAGTTGGGATAGGTTTCGACGTCGACGCCTTTCTGCTCAATCGGTATGCTATCTTCGGTGACCAGCATCTTGAGAACAGACTCGTGCTTCTTGTCACCAGCGAAGAATGCCTCGTCGGCAAACAGGCAGATCACATCGCGAAGGTGAGCGTTGAAGTTACCAACAAGATGCGAGGGGTTGGCAACATGGAGATGGTGTCTTCCGAAGAGTTTACCGAACAGAGTCGCCATCAACGACTTGCCTGTTCCTTTGCCGCCTCTCATGACGACTGCAACCTCTCCCGGAGAAGCTGGGACTTGGATAGCGCGAGCCATCCATTTTGTGAGATAAATGTAATACTCTTCAACTCCACCACAGACGTTATCACGAAGGTGATTGAGATACAGCGAGCAGTCTCCAGGTTTCGGCTCAAAGCTGAAACCACGCCATAGATTGTAGACACCCGGAATATCACCTTGAGGCATGAACCTCATGTAATCGAACTGTCGCCTCATGCGATGGTTGATCCAGTATTTCCCGAGAGGAACTTGAATAGGCTTTCCCTCTTTATCACTGCCGACGTCGACCATGATATTCGAATATCGATTACGAAGGTCTTCGAACGAAGAAATGGTCAACCGAGAACGGTTCATGATTTCGTCTTGAACTTCTTCGATGACCCGGCATTTCCCTCCAAGGTTACCGATGATTGCGTGACGCTCATTCATCATTCGCAGGTTTGGATCTTCTGCGTGTTCTTTGGCACGAGTCATTTGCCGAACAGCATATTTCTCAGGATTCTTGGACTCTAGGACGCTCTCAGCAATACCCCAATCACGATCTGTGATTATGGCATACACGACTTCGTCCGGAACACCAGCGCGGAAAAGCTGACAGATGCAATCGAACAGCCATGCCGACCGTGAGTTATCTCCCTCTTTCGGTTGGTCTGGGTGTCTTCCTTGGGCTACAATCACCTTGACGCGATCTGGGACGTCCCACTCGTCTAGTTCACTGAGATCTTGAATACGCTCCACGTTTCCTGGAACGCTGACACTCACTCCGTATTCACCACCTTGATGGGAATCGATCTGAACGCCCTGTGCTTTCTTGAACTCCGAGATATCGTATTCGTTTTTGTTAAACTCAAAACAGACCGCCAACTCTTCGACACGGCCAGCCTTTTTCTTCTTCTCATTAGGAATGTTGATCGTTCCCGGGAGCCGCATGACACGATCAATGTTATGACAATGATCGCCACCAAATACCTGCTCTAACCTTTTATTATAGAGTTCGAAGTCTTCGCATTTCTTAACGTCGCCATCTACGACAATCTCTTTTGAGAGTTTCCAGAAGCCTTGATAACCACCACCTGAGAATATGATAACGGTTGGCTTTGGTATTCCCTTTGGTCTCTTATCAGTGAGAAGCCCAAGAGCACGTTCTCGGCCTTCCTCGAGAGTCTCTCCAGGCTCTGGGTCAATATCAACATGAATCCAACCGGCAGCTTTGATATCTTCTTTGTGAGCTTTTGATTTCATGTCTTTCATGCAAGAGTTGACATGAAAATAGATATTGCGATTTCCGTTGTAGGTCCAGAACCACTTGCGACACTCGGTGATTTCGTCGGACTTGAAGGTTCTTGTTTCGATCTTCTTACGATCAGTCTGGATCGCTGTTAAAACCCAAGGACCATCTTTGCTCCATTTCCTCAAGAAGTCAATTGAGGCTTCTTCATCTCCCTGCATAGTTGTCATCCCAAAACTTTACGAGATCAAAAGAAACTGGTGCAGCCCCAATTTCCATTTGATTGACCCAATATCGAGTGACCCCGATCTGCTCAGCAACTTCACCCTGCGTCATAGAAGACCTACGACGACAGAGCATAATCTTCTCGTTGACTTTCAGAGGTTCCACGTCACAGAAGTATATTCCATCATATTCTGACTGATCACGCTCAACTTCGCCGTAGAAGTTACGAGTGATTCCGTTGGCTTTCGCCATCTCGTCTTGGGACAGTCCTGACCTGCGTCTGCTAATCAGCAAAGACTCTCCCAGAGTTAGCCTTTTGAGATCGATTTTATCCACGTTATAAGTCTTTCTTTTTTCATACCATACATGTGAAGAAGAGCATTCTCACGCATTTCTGGTCTTGTCATTTTCTCGAAATTTGACACAGCGAACATGCCGTCCCAAAAGAACCATTCTTGAGCGACTTGAGCACAAACGAGAACGGTGCCGTTGAGTGCAGCTCTTTTCGCTATGAATATCTTCTGTGTTTGAAGCAAAGGATGAGGGAATCTTACTGGCTGGTCGTCTGCTCGAACAGGCCATCTTCCCATATATTTGCACTCGATCCAGCATCCAATATAATTCACGTCAAGTGTTCCAGATTTGACACGATTCTCAACTGGGAATGCCCCGAGGACTTTCAAAGCCTTGACTAGATTGGCTCTGGTCGTTTTATTCTCAGACATGTCAAGAACCCTTAACCTTACCCTGCCCCGGTTCATTTGACAAGTCAGAAATATCGCGAATTGCGCCGACCGGTCCCCGTTGCTGGTCTTGATATTTCCCTTCGTAAGGTTGATCGGTCGGGAAGTCTAACGTCTGGAAAACGATTTGAGCGATTGCCATTCCTTTTTCGATCCGCAGAGTTTCTTTTCCATGGTTGGTCAACTCAAGAGTCAACCAGCCTTCCCATCCCGGCTCGATGATGGTGTTCTGAACGGCCAATCCACGACGAGCCCAAGAGGACTTATCAGCCACCGAAGCGATGAGGTCGTTCGGCATCTTGAATCGTTCAACCGTAGAAGCCAGAATGAAATCACCTGGATTGAGAACACGATAGGAATAGGGAGATTCTAGGTCGAACTCGACCCGAACGTCGTAGCCTGCGGAACTGAGACCGAACGTCATCCCTTCATGTCTCGTCCGCTCGTAAAACGGAGAGATCAAATTCTGCTCTTCGCAGTAGCGGCGAATGGTTTGCGAACTGAGAATCATTTCGACTTCCCCACATGCTGAAACGATCCGTCAGAAGCGATTTCCCAAGAGCGCTTCTTGTTGACTTCCAGTTTCTTGGCGACAGCTTTCATGAGATCGCCGCCTTTGATCTCACAGATTTGCAGTAGGAAGAAAGCGACGTCGGCGCATTCTTCGATGATTTCTTCAGTGTCGTCGGGCTTGTTGATCAGAGTCGAGATCAACTCGGACATCTCTTTGTTCCCACGAATGGAAAGAGCAAGCGGCGAAGGATTCCCGAACTTCGTTTTCGCCCAGTCCCAGACCTGCTCCTGAACAGAACGAACAGATTCGCCAGCCTTGCAGTCGCAGACTTTCTTCCGTCCGCAAGGACAGCCGCCGCCTTGGTCATACTTTGCCATTGGAAATCCTCCTATAGCTTTCGATTACACAACGAGCCTGATGTTTCGCATCATCAAGTGCATTGTGGTATTCACCACGACGGAAGATCGACTTCGTGGCAAACCCAGACATTTGATAGACTGTCCTTGTGTCACGAGTGTTGAAGAAACGCCATGGAACCTTTATGCCGAAGAGTTCCATACTGTGCTCGATCAGAACACAATCGAAGTTGGAGCCTTGACTCCAGACATATTTCCCTTTGAATTGTTTGAAGAACTTTATGAATTCCATCGTCGTCTGTTCAAACGGTTTCTGATCAACTGTCAGTGCATCCTGAGCAGCCTTGCTCTGTTTGCTCCACCAGATTTCAGTATCTGGGTCGATATGGGCTCCAGCCGCGACTTGATCTTCATAGGTGTAGTTCGTATAGAACTCTTCACCATAAACTCCGTGAGTAGGATCGAAGAAAACTGCGCCAATGGAACGTAGGACACAGCCTGCTTTCGTTCCAAAAGTTTCGAGGTCGAGCATTACATGGTCCATCAGAAGGCTCCTGAGTGTGAAAGTTGAACGCAGCCACCACGGAACTCCATCGAGTTCATGACTTCGAAGCGGCCATCATGAAATTCGTCTTTCGGACGAATCCATACTTTGTCATCATGCAGGCTCTTGTAGATCGTAGCTTTCTGCATGGTCGACTCGATGAAAGCTTCTCCGATGATGGTATAAAGACCACCGCTTTTCTTATGTCGCCAGATGTTAGACACTTACTGATTCTCCCCAACTTGGACCGCATTCGGTATCTACGTTAAACGGCACCAGAGGAGTGCAGACCTCTAGTATCGAATTCTTCATGATCTCTCCAACAGCTTTGGCTTCTTCGACTGAGCCATAGCTTCCGTCAGTCTCGTCATGCACTTGAAGTTGAATGAAATAGCCAGCCTCATCGATATCGATGACAGCTTTCTTTGCTTGATCTGCTGATGATCCTTGGATCACTCTGTTCAAGGCTTTGTGCGTCCAATCGTAAGAGCCATCATCGCGTGTAGGGAAATGAAGACGACGACCCATGATAGTTCTCACGAAACCGTTTGCTCCAGCCCTGTCACTCGCTTTTTGGGCAAGCTGACGAACATACGGAACCTCAGCATCGAAGTTATCGATAATCGCTTGGCCTTCTTCACCAGCCATTTCTTTGATGAATCCTGCTCCAGAAGAGGCTCTGGCTTTATACGCATCATGACGGTTATCGAAGAAGTCGATTGCTTTGGTTCTCCCATATCCCATTATATGAGCCCAACGAGTAGGCTTGCCGATGTCCATGCAGAGTTTCGGTCCGCCCTCACCATAGCATAAACCGAGGAAGATATTCTTCGAGTAACCACGGTTCACCTTGTAAGAACTATCACCGTCTTTCTTAATCTTCAACCACAGATCAACAAGTTCATCGGTGTGGATGAGACGAGTCATCATTTCGTGATTGTCTGTCTTTGGATTGTCGCGATATCTTTTCGCTGCTTCACGAGCTTTAGGAAGATCCATGGCAGCAGCGAAGTGAGTTGTCCATCTTGGCTCTTGTTGGGAATAATCGTTTACTCCCCAAATCGCACCTTCTTCTGGAATGAATATCTTGCGCCATTCCAGAATGAGTTGTGGGTCGTGAGGCTGGACGCGGTCAGGAGAATATTGCTGTTGGAGATTTGGATCAACTGCCGAGAGTCTGCCATAGCGAACTCCCTTTTGCTCACCCTTTTCATCTTCACGGGCGATTTGATTGAAGGTGCAATGAATTCTTCCGTTGACCATATGTTTCCACATGGAAGCTGCGAAAGTGGTCCTGATCTTATTGACCTTGCGAGCGTTAGAAATCGCCCTTGCTACAGGATGATTGAGACCATCCAGCAAATCGGCGTCGATCTGTGGAGCACCAGTTGAAGTTCTTCCCAGCTTTACTCCGATTGATTCGAGTGCTGGAGCGAGAGCATCTGGTTTCCACACGTTGCCGACGTCAATCTTGACACCGGTCTGGTGCTGAATGAAAGCCAAGGCTTCTCCTTCTTCTCTGAGAGCCCGATCTTCAATCATCCTGAGTTTGTCTTGATCAATGCGAACTCCGCGTTGGCGCATACGAACGAGAACTGGAAGAAGTCTAGACTCTAGATCAAACACTTGCCAAAGATCATCAGAGTCTAGTTTCTTCCTCATCTTCTCATAGAGTTCCAGCGGCGATTCCACGTCTCTTGTCGCGTAGTCGCCGACGTATCTCGCTGGGAGACGCCACATTCCCGCGCCGGGATCAACTCCCATCGCTTGAGCCGCCTGAACAAGAGTGGTCTTGTTTTTCGATTCAACACCCCAGCGATTGCCAATATTCTCCAGGCTGTAACTTTGGTGAAGTTCGTAGATGAGTGGGTCCGCAATCTGAACATCGCGAAACTTGGCTTCTCGATTAAACTCAAAGCCATCAGAATTCGCATAATCAATGTCGTAGCTGAGATTCGCACCTACATATTCTCCCTTATAGTCTTTGATGTTTCCCTTTAGATAGCGAAGGACTTCTTCGGTCGGAAGGTTGTCGCCGCCTTCATGACGCATTGGAAGATAGAAACTGTCAACAACCCTGCCGTCTTTTTCGAGTGCAATTCCCCATCCAGTTGTGAAGCCTCCTCGTCTTGGGCCAGGACCTAGGTCGCGAAGATGAACGTCTTTCGTTTCGCAATCAAATCCTATACGATCGATACCAGCCCAAGAAGAAGGGAGGTCAGAGATTGCTCTGGGTCGCCAGTCGCTTTCGGGCGTGAAGAATCCCATCTGCAACGGCGACTTTCCAGCGTTTCTGGCTTTCAGTTCTTGTTGTTTTGTTTGACGAGCCATTCTTAATCCTCTTCATCATACCCGAACGGGTATCATGTTGTGAGCCATTGGGAAGCCATAGCTTTCGCAATTCCGACATATGTGCGCGAACGCTCCTTCCATCGGTCAGGTCCAGGTGGCATACGATGTACACGGGCTTCGCGGCCTGCAACATGATCGGTCGGCTGCAACAGCGGCAGTCCTTTCAACCACAGACAGGTGGCCTTGGTTTCACCGTGACCGAACTGATGGGGCTGGATAATCTGATCGGGCTTGCGCCAATGGCTCGACATGATGCCAATCGGGTTTTCAATCGCAATGCGCGGGATGGGTGAATTTGCCAGCGCCATGAAGAAGGCGATGCTGGCCTGTTGCCGCCCATCTGCCCGCTTAGCTGGGAACCATCGCGCACCACTGACACACAGATCGGTGCATGGTGGGAATGCTATGAGCATGTCCCAACCGTTTTGAAGCACGTCCATCACATCGCCTTGGTAATGCGGGCCTGGAGTCTCGCTCGGCAGGAGATCGCACGATATGGCGTCAACACCCGAAGAAAGAAAGGTGTCTCTTACAATTCCAGAGAATTCGCAGGCGATGAGCACTCTCATGCTCCATCATCCTCTTCATCATACCCGAACGGGTGCTCCATGCCAGTGAGACCGCATACTTGTGACCCTGCGGTGGCGCTGGTGGTTTGCCCTTGCCCTATGGCATGGCCAGCGCCGCCACAGGGCGGGGGCAGGGGCAGGGCTTGCCCCGTTGCCGGGGGCATAGGTGCCGGGGGCAGGGTTTGCACCCTAGCGGCCCACTGAGCGTCTCTCAGCAATTTGTTCAAACAGTCCCTCGCGTGTTCCAGCATTTCCAGATGACACGGACCTGCGAGAAGATGGATGAGATTTCCTTCTTCTTCGGTCAGTCCAGCAGACGCGATGAAGCGATCAGTCAGCACACCGATCTTCCAACGACTTGGACGATAATGCCATTCCGAAGACTTGCGAGTGGCGATCATCTTGTCGATATAGGACAACGCTTTCAGCAGATCTTGGACGCCGTTCTTCTTGCGCCAGCGGCTGATATACTTCGTTGCGTTGCCAGCGAGATACCCGATCTCTGCTTCGAGCACAAAATCCCAATGTTGATATTCAGCTTGGTAGTGATCGCCTCCTTCTTGGGCTACGAAGGTTTCACTCCCCGAGTTCGTTAGATCGCTCATTTAACTTCTCCCAGACGTTGCAAAACTTCCTCTTGAGAGAAAGCAATTTCCACTTCATCAAGAGCGGTGAATACAGATTCGTGCCCAAGAGGAAGATGAACCCTTCCATCTTCCGCGATTTCTGAACTGAGCAGAGCGATGACGCGGTGGCCACAAGCCCAAGCGACACCCATCTCGAACCAGCGACCTCCTCCGGTGTTTCTACTCCCTTGGGCCTCACCAACGAAAATAAGACAGTCACACTCTTCGACTTGCTTGGTGTCCCTCTCAGCTGCTTCTTTGATGGACTTGCCTTCCTCCCCTTCAAAGAGCCAATCACAGGTAAGAGTATGGCCGAGATCGGCGATACTCTTGGCGAAATCCAAGAGTTCATATCTCTTGTTGTAGCGGGCAGCGATATAAATCTTCATGAGGCCCTCCGATCCAGCCATTCGTTGCAGGCTTTCCGCCAATCCAACGCCGCGCAGCCGCGAAGGTGTTTCTTCGCAGCTTCAACCCGCTGACGTTTCGAGCCTTCGTCTGACTTCCAGGAGAACCATGCCATCCAGATGGGACCGACGACCTTGCGGAAGAACTTGTCCTTGAAGCCGGTAACAGGACCGACGTCCATGAACATTTGCAGTTCGCGAATCCATTCGCCGATATCGCTGTTCACCATCTGGAATGGAACAACCGGATCATGTCCTTTGATCTGAATGTAGGGATTGTCGAAAGGAAGAGGATCGCGGTTGGCAACCAGCGACAGTTCGCGAACAGGGTCCAACGTCTTCAGATAGGAATGAAAGTTGTTGGAAATCTGCCAGTAGCGACCGACGGGAACTCCGATCCATGCCGCCATGAACTCTTGGAGCATGGAGAAGTGGACAGCATTCGCACCATAGGTTCCCCAGACCATGTCATTGGAACGGTTGGTGACCGACATGTCCAATGATCCATGGACGCTGATCGAAAACATGATCGTCGTGTTGCAGGGAAGGTCTTTCCCCTGACGACCGAGGTCATCTTCGGCCGACCACATGCTCACAACGGCGCGACGTTCATCAGGGTTTTCCCGAAGCATTCCCGCAACGCATTCCAGCTGATTGAACGGGACATAGACTTCGCCGTGAGGGTTTTCATCGCCACCTGTGAACTGCTTTTTGGAGAAATGGTTCACCCACCGATATCCATAAGCCCCATGGAACGTTTCGCCGTCATCGCTGAACTGGCTGATGTTGGACGAAAACTGGCTGATCCAAGCGACATCGTTGCGACCAGCGATCATCCACAAGCCTTCCATGAAGTGGAAGAAAGGATTGCAGTCGCGCTCGGGGTGGAACATGACCCGCTCGAGAGGATTCAGGTAGAGCGTGGTCACAGGACCGTCGATCAGTTTGACGTCGCCGGCACGGGACTGACGATCGAATCCTTCCTTAAGGATCATCGCAACTCCCTTGGGCAACGCCTCATGAACGTTTCTTGCTTCGATAACGCGCATAGTATTTCCTCACAAACCGAAATGATTGAACATGATTTCCTCGGCCTTTTCCTCGAGGGCTGGAACCTCTTCGTAAGGCAGAGGTGGTTCACCGATATCGTCGGTAGCGATATCGATAATTCGTTTGGCGATAACGTCAGCGTCGAAACGCTGAACGAGTTCGCGGACTTCTTGACGCATACTGCTCACGTCTGCAGAATCAGAACTCGCGTGATGCACCATCTCTGCGTAGGTCAGATCGTCTGCATCCATCGGGATGGACACATAATGAACATCTGGCAGGAACAAAGAGTTTCCAATGCCAAGAGGACGACCGACAGGGATAGCGCCATTGATCGCTGCCTCAACGAAGACACGACCATAGAACCCACCGCGACGACCAAGACGAGTCGACCAAGAAGGATCGACAAGAACCCGCGCCGCTTGCAGAAGAAGGTCGACTTGATCACGCTCGATATAATCGTGATGGACCATGCCGTTGTCTTCGGCCGCTTCCCAGATACGCTCGCCATCTGCATAAAAATACTTGTCTTTGCATTTGTTTACAGAAGTCATATACTGGTATTCGCAACCCTTTCCGAAGATATCCCTGAACTCCATGTCTTCCTTCGGCGGCATGTGACGGATCGCACGGATCAGGTCATCGACGTGCTTGAGACCTTTGAAAGTCTGGAGGCTGACGAAACCTTTGCGACGATCAGCCCAAGAAGGGACTTCCCGGTTGACATCGCGGAACGGATTGAGGACATGGAACCTTGGTGTCTTGATGAACGAGGAGCCGCCGATCGCCGAATGATGGACACACAGAACAGCATGAAGCTTGTCCTGAATTTCCAGGACATACGGATAGCGATCACAGGCACCACCGTCGTGAACGAAGGCCATCTGGACAGGGTGCTTGAGATCGTAAAGATCGTGCCATTCCCAGTTGCCTTCGTTCTCAGCATTGGTCGATGGAACCGGAATCGTCCAGAGGATGATGTCATATTCTTCCAGCCGCTTCTTCGCTTGAGCAAGCATCTTCCCACCCTGATAGGGAACCTTCGTCGCTTTGGTGAAGACCCAACCGATTTTCTGGTTATAGAGAAGTCCGGACTCAGACCTCGAGAAGTTCCCCGTCCGAGGATTTCCATCTTTCTGGTCTTTGTCGCTGTAGACAAGTTGAAGCAGATCGACATCGTGGCCTTGCCTCTTGAGGCCATAGATCAGGTCCTCAGTGTGATTGATGATTCCACCGAGGTCCATGATCTTGTAAAGGACGACAGCGATTTTCATGCTTTGATTTCCCATGGGCGAAGAACAGGCGCGGTCAGCGGTCCTTTCTTCAAAGTTGCGTTGATGACCTCGAGGTCGTATTCCGAAGCCTCAGGGAGTTCTTCACGTCCAAGATGATCGGGAAGAATTCCTGGACGCATGGAAAGAGCATCGCAGCCGTCGCAAGCGCCGAAGTCTCGCTCGCCATGATACAGCTTGCGACGAGCAGCATACATCTCATCCGAATGCCAGATCGCATCCAAGCCGATGTCGTTGATGTTGCCGACCGGATATTCTCCGCGCCAATCGTTGCAGCAGATTGCCACGTTGCCATCCCAGCGGACGCTGAGTTCTCTGAACGGCTTCGCACAACGCTTGCCAGAGGCCCGGTCATTGCGTGGCCCACCCGCTCCGGCATGATTGCTGAGTTTGCTGTGAGTGCCACTGGTACTGACATCGATAGGCTTGATCCATATCAACCGCTTGTTCGTATTGCGCTGATGAGGATTGCCAACATTCCCGCAAGAAGGATAATCGTAAAACGTGACGCTGTCATCAAACAGTTTGTTACCAGTCTCGAGAAAACCATAGCCTTGCTCTTGCTTGATTTTCTCCATGATCTTCGGCACCAGCTTGATCGTCTGGTATTCGTCCAGAGCCAGAGTGGAAAGGCCAGCGCCGAACATTTCTTGGACGGTCTCTGTAGAAGTAGCGCCCATGATTCCACCACCATTGCTTTCAAGCAAGATATAGGCTTTCGGCAAGTGCCACCGGAAGATTGCGATCAATTCCAAGAAGTCAGGATTCATCGTTGGCTCGCCGTGCATGGCGATTTCCAAGCGACTGTTCCAACCGAGGTCCTTCATCTGCAAAGCGACGGACTCGACGGTCTCAGCCGTCATCATCTTGTAGTTGTTCTCTTTTCCACGAATACCATTGAGACCGCAGAACGAGCAACGTAGATTGCATCCCTCGGCAAACTCGATTTGGACGCAGTAGGGATTTCCTTGACGATAGTCGGACATGTTATTCTCTTTCAGCGAGGGCGGTATCTGCTCCGCGGTTTTCCTTGTCCCAGCCGAGTGCGCTCATACTTGTCGAACTCACAAAGCTGGAATTGAATGTCTGTTGGGAACAGCTTTCCATATTCCTCAGGCCAGAACTCTTCTTGGGCTTCGTAAAGTCGCATTATGATCTCCATCGGCTTTCCTTTGCCAATGTTGACCGTCGTTGGGGAGTCATGCCCAACAAGGCGAGCAGCACCACGAACGCCACCAGGACCGACGGGAGTCCAGCGATCATAGTCTTCGGGATAGGTGAACATGCGGTTGTCTACATGTTGGATTTCGCCGCCCCAGAATCCAGTCATCATTGTGTCCAGGAGAACTTCTTTGGTCATGAAACCACGCCCTCCGAAACCTTTGATTGTGGACATTGCACCAGCCAAATCTCGCCAACTCCTTGTCTTTTGCACTTGTTCCAAAAGAACAGGCACAGCGTCATAAAGATCGGAAAGGAAATAACGGCAAAGGACTTGCGCCTTGGGAGCACTCATGCCTTGATTCGAGACGACATAAGCCCCTGTGAAAAC